CAGTGCTTGCGGTCGGGTTGGGCTGGAGGATCGGACGACCAACGGCATCTTCAAGACCATCCAGGACAGCAAATCCAGACTGGTTGGTGATGATCGAAGCGCCGGCAGCGATGTTCGGGTCCAGGGACTTGTTGAGCACGGTCTTGAGACCAGTCACTTCACTGCCAGAAGTCAGCGTGGTCGGGCTCAGCGTGGCCAGCAGGGTCTTGAGCAAGGTGTTCTCGGTGATTGCCTGCTTCTTGCCAAACCAGCGGGCCAAGTAGGCAAACAAGCCAGCAGTTTCGTCGGCAGCCAGTTCTTTCGACACAGGCACAATTAGGCCATAGGTATCGAGCGAATAGCTGATCTTGCTGAACAGCGGCTGATCATCCTGAGGGACACCGTCAGAGTGTACTTCACCGGACAGCTGGGTGAAGCCAGTCGTCGGAGCGGTGTCCATCGGCCGCCAGCCAGTGGCAGCGGTGACGTTCTCAGAATTGAAGTAGTTGGCCAGGCTGATAAGCTGGCGCTGCTGTTCGTTGATCATTGTCTGGATGTCGACCGGGACCAGGAAACCACCGTCTTCACCAGCAGGAGAACCTCCGCCAATGGTCAGAGCAGCGAGAAGCGGCTTGACCTGCTCGATGCCAACCGCGTTTTTCGGAGTGATGCCGTTTGCGATCGCATACGCGAAAGCCCGGGCATATTCCTTTTCAGAGCGGATCGATTGGGATTTGCTCATGAGAATGTCTTCCTTTGCTTTGTTGGCCAGGATGTCTTTTTCAGAGACTCCAAAGCGGTTTTCCTCATCCTCGATAGCCTGAAGAGAACTGATTTCTTCGTTCAGCGCTTTGATTTCGGCCATCTTGGCATCATAGGCAGCTTTGTCCTTGCCCTCGAGTGCAGCGGTTGCCGCAGTGATCAGGCCGGCCCGGGCGTGTTTCAGTTCGTAAATTTTCTTCATTCTTTGTTTCTCCTTTCAGAAACGCACATTTTCTATGTCAAGCAGGGCTCGGCCCTTGTCTTGCCAATCGCATTCCGGACTCTGTCCGGGTGTCTGTTCTGCCTTAGCCAGCTCGAAAGCTTTCCGCAGCTGTTCGATGTTCATGTTTTTAGCTGATGCAAAGATCCGCATGGACGAATCCTGCATTGCTTTAACAACCTGTCCTGGTACCTCGCCAAAGAGAATCTCATCAGCAAAGCCGTTTTCAAGCGCCTTGCCTGCGTCCATCCATGTCGAAGCGTCCATCATCGCCTGCAGTTCTTCACGGCTTTTTCCGGTCTTCGTTGCATAGGCGTTTATCTGGACTTCGTTTGCAGTCCGTAGCATTTCGGCGGCCGACTCCATTTCGCGATAATCGCCTTCGCCATGGGACCAGGCATTGTGGATCATCATCATGGCCACCGGGCTCATTTTGACTACTTTCCCGCCCATGGCGACCACTGATGCAGCAGAGGCAGCCAGGCCATCTACAATGACCGTCACATTGCCGTGCTCGCGCATAATGGTGTAAATGCTCGAAGCAGCGGTCAGCTCGCCTCCGGTGCTGTCGATCCGGATCGTTGCATCACTGTTAGCAGCCAGATACTCTCTGACTTTTTTCGGGCTCACAGCAGGCATTCCGAACCAGTCATACACCATCTGATCCCCGTCATTGACGACTGGACCATTGAAAAGAAATTCATTCACTTAGCGGTTCCTCCTTTCTGAGCGATTAATGTGTCGAAATATTCGCCCATTTTTTCAAGCGGCACGCTGTTCAGCGGTGCTATTCTGGTGTCTCCACCAGGCACGGCGGGAAGGTCTTCAAAGTCGAGGATGTCATTGACTGAATAGGCGCCATTGTTTCGCATGTCTGTGTACCACTTGCCGCGGGCGTTCATATCACCACGAAGCTCAGCGTTCATGTTCACTCTGACCTCAAGACCTTTTCTGATCTCGGTATCAAACAGCAGCTTGAAGGTGTACTCCTCTTCGTATTGCGTGACCGAAGGGTGCAGACCAGACACAACATACTCGATGGCATTCTGTTCATTCGATGAATAGCTTTGTTTTCCTGCTTGCAGCTTATAGAGTGGAACGTTGAAAAATCTGGCGATGTCCTCAATCCCGACTGTCTTTGATTCGATGAATTGAGCATCCTTTTGGCTCATTGATATCTGCTGATACTTGATGCCATTGTCAAGGACTGCGATTTTGAAAGCGTTGTCAACACCGGAATAGATCGAATTCCATTCTTCACGGATTTTGTCCTTGGCAGGCTTTGACAGATCTACATGCTCCACCGCCAGGATTCCGGAAGGCCTTGCATTCTGGGTGTAAAACTTGCCCTCGAACTGCTGCTGGGCTCTGGCGTTGTCGATGATCTCTGATGCCCTGGACAGAACTGAGATGCCATGAATCCCATCCTCGGTGTACGCCTTCAAATGAATGATGTCCCATGACCGTATCTTTCTGACCATCCTGCTGTTTGGATCTGAATAGACATACCAAAGCGACCCGTCTGTTGCCTGAATCGGCGTGACATAATCAGCCGGCAATGGGATCAGCTCAATTGGGATTCCAGTTTTCGGACTCCTGACGATCGCCGCGTAGGCATTACCCCATAGAAGCCTGTATGTCTCCATTAATTTTTTGAAAACAAACGGTGTCATGGCTTCGTTTGGTCTAACAGCCAGCAAGTATTTCAGATAGTGATCGTCCAGGTGCTTCTTGGTTGTCCGGTCCATGATGTAAAGGGGCAGCTTACCGATCGAATCAGACCGGATCTCTACGCAAGCGTTGACAGCCGCCACTTTCATGGCAGATGAGGCCCCTGTTGAAAGCGGCAGCCCAGATGTCCACTCTGCAGGATCCATGAATGTCATGGTTGTCGGGATGGTGTCGGCTCTGATCTTTGTCACAGCCTTGTCAAATATCATCTGCTATCAGCTCCTTTACTCCAGACCACTGCGGCCGCAATGCACAATACACCAGCAACCATCAACCCGGCTGGACGGTTCAACGCATCTACGCCCTTCCAAATCAAAAACGCTCCAGCAATTGCCAGAGCGTCCGGAATAATGCTTTTGAAGCCTCTGCCAATGCCAGGCAGGACTTTTTGCAAGCCTTTGATCAATCTCACAAGCTCCATTCCTCCGATAGTATTTTCTTGTTTATGTCAGGCTTTCTCTCAACAAGGATCGCCCGGGCCAATGCGTTCATGGTTGCTGCAACCGGATCGATGCGCTGTGTGTCGTCTTTGTGCTTCTTGGACAGTTTGATGTCTCCAAAATTGTTTTTAATCTCGACTGCATTGTTTAGACACCAGTCAAAAAGCGGGTTCTCTTCGTAAACGAAATTTCCAGTCAAAACTATTTCCCGGAATTTCTTGGTTGCTGCGTTCAATCCGGCGCATGTCTGAGGTATTTCAATGACCTTCTCCGATCCGTAAATATCTGCCAGTCTCCCTGCAAGGTCAATGGCATTATGACCGTCATAACAAATTTCTTTGATCTGCCATTTATGGTCCTGTTCGTTATCATAAATCCAGGTCTCGATATACCGATTGTCGGTCACAGATCCAGGTGTCAGGGTGCAATAACCATCGGCTGCATACATCACATACGGAATTCTGTCAGTCTTTTCATGCTCCGATGCTCGATTCTGTGGCATGAAAGCACTAATCTTGAATGCCCATTTCCCAATATCTTCAAGCCACCAAACCCCTGACGATCCAGACAGGTCAGTAGTCTTGCCAAGGTCAAATCCAACAAAGCACTCTTTACCGTCGGTCAGTTTTGCAAACTCTTCCCGACTGACTTTCCCTGCTTTCCACAGGTCCATGCAGCCAGACATGTATTTGTTTTCACTATCAGCCTGCCAGCGGTTCATGCGCTTGATCAGAAATTCTCTGATCTTGTCCGGATCGTTTGAATTGAACGCCTTGTTGTATTCTGACTCGACCTCTTCCAAAAGATGGTCACTGTAATCTGACCTGGCCCGGAACATTGGGCTGGCTTTTTGCCAGCAGGTTCGGTCATGCGGATTGTCCCAGTCATCAATCTGGCGGATCATGACAAAATAGTCATCCTGAACCACTTCACCGCGCAGGATTTTAATACAGAACATGTCTTCTTTGTAACATGGTTTGTTTTCAGCGTCTGTGCCGGCCGTTGTGATGATGATTTCAAGGCATTGGGCTTTTTTGCCTTTACCGGTACTGGTTGTGTCTCGAACCTGGCTCGTTTCGTGAGCATGGTATTCATCGATGATGATCAGATTTGGCCGGCCACCGTCTTTGTTTTTGGTGTCCTTTGACAGAGCCTTGACCTTCCCACCCCTGGTCTTATGAGTGATCGAGTGTTTTTTGATTGATAGTCGCTTGGCGATCGCCGGGCTTGATTCCGCAATCAAGCGAATGTCATCCCAGACAATCTTGGCTTGTTCCCGATCGACAGCGCCACAGACAACCTCCGGACTGTGCTCATACACTGCAAGCTCAGAATGCCCTGGCGGATAATAGGCATCAGCCGTCATGGCATAGTTACCGCTTACAGACAAGCAAGCTGACTTGGCCTGACCTCTGGCTTCACGGACATAGGCTGTATTGAATCTTCGGCGACCAGAGTCTTTTCGTACCCAACCGTAAATGCAGCCAAAGTCGAATGTCTGCCAGTCCAGCAACTCAAACGGCTGTCCGGAATAGACCCCGGCGACCTGGCGAGCAATGCCAAAAAAATCCACAATCCGGTTGGCTCGGCTTTCGTCGAAAGTGTACGGCCAGTCCGGATCCCTTGATTTCTCAAGATCATTCAAATGCCTTTGACATGCGAGTATTTCAAGTTCGCAGCACATTGCCCTTTTATCGCCAAAGACAACATCAAGTGCATATTGCGTAACTGGATGCATACCATCACCCACCAAAC